AGTATAACCCGTAGACATCTAGATGAGGAAATGAGTTACTGAATTAAATAGCAAAATGCAAGAAAATTTAAGCAAAAACGGATTTGTCGGTAATTCGAGCATGACTATTGCAATAAAAGAATTGCCACAGGAGCAGTATTCATATATTTGGACTGCAGATGGAATTATTGATAAAATTCACAAATATTCAAAAGGTATTTTCATTGCGGGCGGGAAAGATGGAGCACTAATTGGTGTTATTCCTGATGGGCGCATGGTGTACGGATATAGATCTGGAACCACATGGAATCTTTTTTACAAAAATCCATAAACAAATGCAGTTACTTGGTAATCCAAGCTCCTACAAGCATTCCTCTATATACAGAACCTTTAGTTATTGTCACTGTTCCATCTGTATCAACTTCAAGGTAGGCGCTTCCGTATGTAGAACTGGAATTTTTTACAACCCAATTTCCAAAAGAATATTTCTTTGGAGGTCTATCCTGCTCTTGCAACGTATACATCACCGTATTTTCTGTTGTTAGATCGGTTCCGTTATATGCATGTAGGATTCTTAATCTTCCATATCTAATTATTTTGCACTGGAAATTCGCTGCACTGAATTCTCCTATGCTAATAGGACTATTCAGAATTTGCGTTTTGCTATTTAATTCAGCAACCGCTAATGCATCCACAAAGAATCCTTCCTCCGTTACAAGATCAATTTCATCCAAAGTAACAATCCTATTCGCACGGATAGCCTCATCAGCTTCTGCTCGTGCTTTCTTTTCCTCAGCATCTGCAGCTATGCGTTCTTCTCGCTCCGTGTCATCCGCTGTTTTTCTGTCCCCTTCTTCCTTTCCTACTTTCGTTAAAAGCTGTTCCACCAAGGTTTTCTGTTTTTCTTCCTCATCATCTGGAAATCCCATTGTATCAGAGCATTTTATTGTTTCTTTAAACGAAATCAGTGATTTTCCATCATTAATGACTCTGATCTGCAGTTCATTCATTCCAACCGCAAAAAAATCACCACTCGGTGTAAACGAGATCACACTGTTGTCAACATCACATAGTGTGCCTTTGGGTTTATCCATGCTTTTATGATAAACATAGGCAACCGCTGCTGCCGTTGCCGGAATCTCATAATCCCTGACCGCAAACTCAAGCCCTAACATATCCGTCCCTTTTGTTACTTCAATCGGGATCTTAATGGTATTTCTAAGCACATAAACGTCTCTTTTTATAGTATTCATTTTTCTTTTTCCTTTCTTATCCAGGAATCCACTGAACGATATAAACACTGGTCGTGGTTCCCGTGCTGCCTCCAGGAAGTCTAAGAACGTAATCCCACGGAAAATTGTAATAGCTTGTACACCAGATTTCCTGCCCCGTCTGATCTCCTGTTGCTCCTCCTGTCGCTCCTCCATTCTCATTCTGACTCGCCTGTACAACCTGTCCATTTCCGATACTCATTGCAGTATGACTTGCCACATTCAAAAGGATATCGCCTCGTTGAACGCCGCTTCCTGAAGATAAATTAACAGAACCGGTTACATCCTGAAATCCACAGGATTTAAATGCGGCATACATATTTCCCGTATAAGTTGCACCGGCATCTTTTACCTTGATACCGGCTTGCTGGTATGCTGTGATCAGCAGCGAAGAGCAGTCATAGTCCGGTCCCCATCTGCTTCCTTGATCGTATCCATGGCTGTTATCGTTCGCAATGCCAATCGCCCACTGGACAGCCGATTCTATTGCTTTGGAATTTGTATCATACTGGCTCAGCAAATTGTAGAAACTTCTTGCCTGTGATCTCCTGGCGGATTCCACTTCTACACCTGCACGCTCGAAGTTCTTTAAAAATGCACTTGCAAGATCTTCTGGAGATGATCCGGATGTCTTAAAAGCTACCCAGGACATATTGTAAGAACTGGTTGGAATCCACTGTCCGGTTGACTCTGATAGTGTATCAATCCAATATAGCTGCCCGTTCGGATCAGTTATAGAATATCCGTTTGCCGTCGCCCAGTTTGTATAATTGGTCGCCGGAGTCCATTGGACCAATCCAAATCCGCCAGAATAATTCCCTTCATTTAAACTTTGCCACACTCCCGGATTCACATAAGACTCGCTCTGCATATTTCCAAGAATTCCAGCGATTGCATTTAAAGACCAACCTCTTCCGGAAAAATACTTGTACACTTCTACCGCATTTGCGTTCATCTGCACTTGCGATAGTGCGTAATTCCCGATTGTCCAGCTCATTTAAAAGCTTCCTCCTTTTGTACTTCCTCCAACCAGATACCCATTTACATACTCCAGATATGTTCCATCAGAAAATACTGCTTTCCCAGTTTTTGCAGAGTATCCTTTAGAATCTTTCTGGACTTCCAGCGATGAACCGCCGACCGTCATTTTCCCAGACGCAATCAAAGCTACACTGTCAAATTGTCCTCTGAGTTCGTTTCCGATCGAAAGATATTTTGTTCGCGTGCTTCCCTGCTCCGGATAGATCAACAACCCTGTTTTTCCACCGGTCGCTCCGGCGCGAATCACAACTTCGTAATTCGATGTCTTAAATTTAAGATTTCCTTCCGACAATGTAGCTGTCTGGCTTCCATCAGAATTAGCGCATACATATCTGCCTTTCGCATACACACCATCTTTATCGAGCCGCACAATCTCGTTTCCACTTGCATCCATTACTCTCGCTACACCATTGCCATTATCCGCGCCACCAAGTTCCAGCGTGCCACCTCTTATGCGGTCCGCCAGCATTGTTCCTGCAACAATAAAATCTGCAAAGAACCCTGCTCCTGTTCCGAATGTGCTCCACTTCCAATCATTTCCATCCGCAGTACGTTCGGATGCAATCTCGAATCCAAGTGTTCCAAGGCACATAGCTCCAAACGTGGGTGATTCCGGATCCAAATCTTCAAATAACACAGCTCTTACGGTCTGCTTTTTTGCAATCGTGGATTGTGCTTTCAGTTGCGCTTTTACACCGTTAATAATTCCGCGCACTTGCTGTCCGACAAGTGTACCATCATTTCTGATAGCTTGCTCTACTCTATGCATTACGGAAGATGCATTGTCTAAGAAATTGTATTGGAATTCTCCGAGTGTTACGGATGTGAGTTTTTTCCTCACAGCATCCCACTCCAGTTCAATCACTCTTGCATCAGATACGATTCCGAGCTTAGAGTGTTTACAGTGGACGGTATCTCCAAGTGATACAGCTTCCAATTCTTTTACATCTTCATACAGCTCTGTGTTCTGTAGCAGCTCCATATTTGCCTTTATGGTAATCTTTGGTTTGTCGGCATCTGCTGCATACTGTTCTTCGCATCTTTTTCTCAATGCTTTTTCAAGTTGTTCCTGCGTATCACATATGATCACGCCATTTTCTTCATCATCTTCAGATGCATCTGCACGCATTTTCACGTCCTCGAATGACATTACTTTGTAATGCGCTGTTGGATATTTTTCTATAATCGGCGAGTCAACCCACGGCGTTTCTCCTGCAATCATATATCCGTTGTATGATTTCGGAATAATTCTCGTTGCAACTTCCGTCATGTCAATCGTTTCAGAAAACCCATCTTTTACAATGTTTTTTCCGTAAAGAACCTGCACTCCATGATCGCCACCGACGCGCTCATCTACTGTAATATTATAGTTATCATAGAGGATTTCTCCGCCCCAGCGATTTATAAAAGAATTCTCATCATTGCCGTTTATTGCTTCGATCAAATTTTTTGTCTGGTAATATGCCGTAGACAGCTTCTTAATGTCTGACTTTGCTGTGTACATCTTATTCGGTGCAGTCATTATATCAAGCGCATCCTGTCCATTTTTTTCAGTTGGTCTTACATCCAGTAAAAAGCAATCCTCTTTTGCATCCAAAAAGATAGGAGTAAGCTCTGCACTCACTCCTGAATCCTGTTTTTCTTTATTTTTTATGCGAAACAGCTGTTCTCCGTTAAACGATGGCAGTTTAACAACCGCATTATCGGTAATATACTTCCATCTGCCTTCATCGTCGATCTGGTGTTCCAGCGTTGCTGTCCATTCTCCATTCAATACCACATGAACGGTAAGTTCTTCCGGAAGAAGTGTCATGTCTCCATTGTGATCATAATCTTTATTTTCAACATTATAAATCTGTATCATTATAAACATCTCCAATTCGGAATAACTTTCAATTCGAATCCGTCTGTAATTTTAATCTTGTTTCTGCCGGCGATTAAAATCAAATCATCATAATCGCCGGCCACGGATGTATTGCTTAGTGTTCCGTCCTCTCTATAAGCAAGCTTACGTCCTGTGTCAATGGTTAGGTTTTGCCCTACATTTGCCACCATTTTTTCACCATTAACGCTCAAAGTACACTCACCCTCGCCAGTAATCTTATAGATTGGATACGCAATCTCATAAGGATTGTCTACCACATCTCTGGCTTTCATTTCTCCGAGTCCGCTTTCCAGATATCGCAACCCATCTTTTGTCAGAAAGGTTGCTGTAAAATTTCCAATCCTTTCTGTGGTTCGTTCCGCTTCATCCAATTCTACTTTTAAAATTTTATAAAAATGCTCCGGATCCGAACCAATCCGAAGCAGCTTATTTCTGGCTGATAGCCATTTCTTTGCAAGTCCGAGTCGTTCATCCCACCGGTCAGCATTCCCGATAAAATTAAAATCTATCTTGATCTTTGTTGATTCATATCCACCTTCCAGAATATACATCGTGCCATCACTCCCCGGTATTTCTACTGAAGAGTCTTTTTTTACTGCAGCCGGAATAGATGGGAGATTTTTCATATACAGTCCAAGACTGGAAGCAAGGATTTTGTTGTATTCAATTTCGATCAAATTCCTGCAGCTCCTTTCTTCCACTTGATGTTCTGTGACATTTTCTTTACAATAGCATCTACCAGAACCTCTGCAAGTTTTTTGTCTCCAAGAGTGATATTATTCTCTACCACTAAGGACATTGCCGCAATCGCCTCAGCGATCATCTGTGCGAGGATCTCATTGTTCGCCTGATTTTCTTCTCGAATGTAAGATTTCAGTAAATCGATTGGAAGCACCGCTTCTTTTCCGGCTTCTCCACCACCCATTAAGCTGTTCCCGTTTGCCCCAAAGATTGTCGGGCTGTTCAAAATACCACCTTTTGCATACCAATCTACAGAAAATTTCGGTGTCTTCAGTGGTGATAAGCTAAATCCTCCACTTATCTTAAAATGCGGTAATTTTATTTTTGGAAGCTTCCAATCGAAATTTAAAAAATCTTTTATCTGCTCCACTGTTGTATGGATAAATTTCTTTATACTCTCAAATGCAGAATTTACTCCTTTGCGGAACCATTCGCACTTATTATATAAAGTTACAAAAATAGCTATCAGAGCTATAACCGCCGCAATAACAAGAATTATCGGATTTGCCGCAAGAATAGCATTAAATCCAGAAAAAGCCGTCCCTGCTTTTGACATCACAGGAGCTATCTTCGCTCCTACATCAATCACTCCTGATATTCCCCCAGACACTTTACTGATTATGCTAAATACCGGACCAAGCGCAGCCACAAGCAACGCACATTTAATGATCATCTCCTGTGTTTCAGGAGAAAGCGAATTCCACATACTAATCAAATCTTTTAGTATCGGCGTAACTGTCTGAAGGCATTCCGCAAGCACCGGGCCAAGTGCATTTCCCACATCATATCCGGCATCTTGCAATTCATTTAAAGTTATTTTGAACTGATCAGCTGGATCTAAAGTTGCATTAAACGTATCTTCAACACTTCCGAGATTTTCATCTAGTGATGTTCCAAGATTTTCAAAATTCAATTTTCCTTCTTTGCAAAATTGTGCAAGTGCCGGACCGGCTTTCGATCCGAACAGATCAACTGCTGCATTGTAAGCATCCGCAGATGTTTCCGCATTAAGCATTGTATTTTGAAGTTCTGACAATGCTTCTTTCATCGTTTTTCCTTCGCCTGATGCATTTGTTAATGCTTTTTTCAGACCAGTCATCACTGCCGATGTATCTACCCCAGACGTTTCGCATTGTCCTAGGAACGTAGCCGCATCTGCTGCTGACATTCCTAATTCTTTCAATGCTGCTGCATTTGATACCATCAGTTGTGATAACGAATCCATTGATATTCCGGTATCTTGTCCGACTTTATTCATTGTATCAAGCATTGCCCCGGCATCTTCCGCACCTAACCCGAACGCTTCCAACGCCTTTTGCACACTATCGATCGATGATGATACATCCGTATTATTCAACGTCGAAAACTCTACAAATTTCTTTGAAAGGTCTTCCAGCTCCTGTCCTGTCAAATGAAATCTGGTATTAACTTCACCTACTGCCGATCCAGCTGTGGCAAAATCTGTCGGAATATTTTTTGCAATATTTCTCGCTGAATTCTGCATTTCTTCCAGTGCATCACCTGTCGCCCCGGTCTTTTCAACGATAATATCCATTCCTTCATCTACTTGGCTCCAAGCTGCCATAATGCCGGCTGTTGCTGCCGCAACCGGTGCTGTCACATTTTTATTTAGACTACTGCCGATTTTTCCAGTTGTCTCACTGAAATTTCCAACTTTTTTTGAATAGTCTTCAAGTGTTGCAGCACCGCTTTCCAACTTTTTATTAACATCTTCGAGACCGCTTTGATAATTGTTCAGAGATGCTTTCGCATTGTCCAACTGCTGCCGCGTCTTTGATATTGCTGCCTCATCTCTTACTTCTGCATTCTCCTGCGCTTTCAGAATCTCCGTCAGTCTGTCCACTTTGGCGGTATAAGCTTCTGTCTGATTCTGTAAATACTCCTGAGTTGCCCTTAACTTTTCGGCGGAAGATGTGCTTTTGTCCCATTCAGATTTTGCAAGTTTGAATGCAGATCTGTTTTCATTCACCGCATTATTTACTTCTGATAATGATTTCTTGAAATCTACAGCACCGTCCGCCTTAAAGGACAACCCTACTGTTTTTAAATCATTCGACATCTCCTACACCCGCCTTCTTTTTTTCCATTTTTTCAAACACTTCCAGGCATTCATTAAAAAAGACGGGATCTGAGTTCCAAAATTCATCCTCATTCATCCCCATCTTTCTTGCAACCACCATATATTCCGCCCAGTTTATTTCTATCGGTTCCTCTTCCGTCTCCTCTTCGGCGGACGTGTTTTCTTCGCCTGCTCTTTTTTTTTATATTTTTCAACTTTTTTTCCAAATTCATCAAATAGCAATCTTATCTCTCTCGGATCCATCGGTGTAAGTAGCATTGCTTCCTCTTCATCCACTTTTAATCCATTTGATCTTAAAATTACATGGATCAGCTTTGCCGCTGCTTCCATGTTTTCATCTTCAGATAATTCATTTTCTTTTTTACCTGTCAGAATTTTCGCAAGACCATTTTTTTGAATCATATAGAGTGTCAAGAAATTTACTTTCACTTCCAGTTTTGTACCATCCGTGAGCGTTATAAGTTTTTCGTCCAAGTTTCACCCCTCCTTATGAGAGAGCTGCCGTCAGATCTGCATCTGTCAGGATCGGTTTTGCAAAGAATTTCTCTTCTGTCAACCCTTCTGGTGCTGTACTTTCCGTTACCTTTGTAAATATATTTCCCGCAATATCAAACGGGTATGCCCTGATCTTGATCGTGTCCGTCTGCTCACTGGCTTTTTCCTCTGATGTTGCCACATCGTCTGAGTTTTCAGTCAGTTTACATTTTGGATACCATTCATATCTGCAACTTCCGTTTTTCAGCTTAACAACCTTGCCATAAGCAAAAAACGGTCGTTCCGAATTGGCTCCCGATAAAATCAGACCACTCTTTTCTACTGTATCTCCTCTCATTCTGGAAATCGTATCGTCTGGGAAAGCAAGCACTTCCACTTCAACATCAATTGATGTCATCGGTGTGTCTGAGTCGTAAACCTTTCCAGATGCATAAGCATCACTTGTCTCTGAATTTTCTGTAATCTTTACATTTTTCACAACTTCCGTCTTTTCAACATCTGCTTCATAGGTTCCGTCATAGTCCCCTGTCTCTTCTGCACTTGCAAAACACAGGTACTGTGCTCCAACCGTCTGTTTCCGCGACGGTTTCTTTGTTTTAATCGCCATGTCTGCCTCCTAATCAAATATCTTCTCAGTCATTTTTCTGTAATATTTTTCTTTGTTCTGTTCAAAAAGCGGTTTTAAATGCGCTCTCGCTGCCATCTTCTTTGTTCCCCGCTCTACCATTGGGCCATAATATTTTCCCCATCCAACTTCAATCTCTCCTCTGGCTCTTTCCATTGCAAACGTATTTATCAGATGGGTATATCCTGGCTTTTTCACTTCGCTTCGCGGTTTTGGCAGCTTTAACAGATCATTTACAAATTCCTTTGCGCCGGTTTCAATTGCATCCAATGCATTTTCCGGATCTGCTTTTGCCGCATATTGCTTCAGCATTTTCTCAAAATCTTCCACCCCTGAATCATCAAAGGTTATTTCTCCGCCAGAATATGACCTGCTCATAAGCTTTCTCCATCTGTTTCAATCGCAAAATAAGAGTGCCAGATCCTGTCCTCTGTGTTATATTCATGAGATATCATCGGATGAAATCCCAGTTTTCGCAATGTATCACGAAGTTCCAGAAGCTTTGGATTTCTCGGTTTCTGTGCGTAAAAGCTTATTTGCCAGGTAATTTTATCTGCATACTCTTCTCCGGATGCAACTACATCTTCCCAGGCAATCTCCCAGTAATCAATCCTCGGAAAGTTTTTTTCATTTTTTAGGCTTGATATCCCTTCATTTACCGGGCATCCGGTGCCATGTAGAATATCACTCAGTTCTTTCTGTGTCATCGATAACCTCCCTGTCATGCGCCGGCGTTTTAAGTGTCAGTTCCGTTTCTCGGAATCCATCCTTTGTCGTCACATGCGCCACATTATAGATTTCATGCTGCTCTCCATTGATTATACAAACATGCTTACTGTCAATTTTCTTATATTGAGGAATCGCCAATTTCATTGTCACTTCAATGCTGTCGGCAGACAGCTTTGCTCTGGTGGTGTCGTATATGGATAACTCCCTGTACCAGATGTGCATCCCCATGTATCGAAGCTTCTCTTCCGGATAATCTTCCGTTTCATCCTCCTCGATTTTATAGAGTTCCATTACTCCATCTGTATACTCAGGCATTGCCATCTACGTCCACCTCCGTCTCCATCTGCCATGTAAGAATCACACTTGCATAGTTATCCATAAATTCGCTCACTCTATGATGGTAAGCATAGTACATATAGTTTTTTATCAGCATCCGATATGTCAAGTCCTCTGTAATACTACAGCCGGGATTTAATTTCCCGACTGTAAATTCTCCTTCTTTTGCAAGATTGGCGAGCTGATTGTCATCGTAATATGGCGGGATCTGAAACTCATCCCGCATCTCATTGATCAGAGTGGCAAGTTCTTCTTTACTCATATCCCGCCTCCTGCTGCTACTGTGCCTGCTGCACGATCGTTGCCTGTGTTACCGGAAGAACATACTCTTCAAGCTTGGTTACATCAAATACGACCGCTACGTTGTCATCTACGGCACGTCCATTCGCAAAGCAGTTCGCAATGATCAGATCCGCATTTTCCATCGCTTTTGTCTGATCATATTCTGTTACTCTCACACCCGTCGCACCCATTGTGTAATATCCATCAATGGTAAATGCTGCTTTACCCTGCGGGCAGTTAGCATCCGGGATCTTTTCAATATCAATGAATGTTTTATTGACATATCCACCAGTAAGTGCTTCTCCAAACATGCACGGATCTACATATTCCGCTTCATCTGCCGGGTTACAAATCAGATACAGTTTGGTAACAACACGTTTTCCGTTATTTGTAAGGGTTTTTCTTACATTTGCAAGCCCCTTCGGGCTGAATTTGGTAATGTTATTTAAAACGGTCTTCGCTTTATTTGTTCCATCGCCATTTGTGGTTCCAATCTGACGGAAAATACCGATCGGTCCAGTCTTTCCATCTCCATCCAGATAACCTTTTGCGAGACCATCCTGCATTGCTTCTGAAAGGATTGCCATAAAATACCGGTCTACAAATTCCATGGAAAGTTCACGGATGGCTTTCGGGATCACCAGATATGCGGACAGCATATGGAGTTCGATATTTAGTGCTGAAATAGTTCCAGATAATTCACCCTTGATTTCATCCGTAAGATCCCCCCACACCGCTGCACCTGAATGTGATGCTACTATCCATTTCTTTACATTTGCCGGTGCCATGTTTACCAGTTTTAAAATTGGAGATGCTTTTCTTACATCATCGAGTGTGCGATCGATAATTTCTGTCGGGATGATATCAATCTGATTTGCTGTTACAGACTGCTTAATATCCTTGAATCCCTCATAAAATTTCTTTTCTTCCTGTGAGAGATTGCGGAGTCCAAGCTGTTTCTTAAATTCAGCATCATGGCTCGCTCTTTCTGCTTCTGCCACCACCTGGTTGATCAAATCTGCATGTGCTGCTTCCTCGATCATTTCGATCGACTGCATAATTGCATCTGCTTTCTGATCCGCCGGAGCGGTATCCAGAAGCTGCTTTACTTTGTCTTTTACTTCCTGGCTTAAACCTTCAATTTTCATTCTGTAATTTCCTCCTAATTAAAAAATGCACCCCAACCGGTGCTATCTTCTTCCTTCTCTTCTTTCTTGTGTGTCAGCTGATAAAACTCTGTAAGCTGTTTCTGGTGCTCATTTCTATTCCTCAGCTCCATCTGCAGTGCCTTATTTTCCCTGAGCACTTCTTGCAGTTTCACATCCGGATCATCTTCTTTCTGCGCAACACCAATTTCATCAATCAAACCATATTCCAATGCCTTTTGCGGAGATAATGTTGTTGTCTTATGCATCATTTCCCGAAGATCATCTTCCGAAATAGTGGCACGCTGCATAAACAGCGCCACACAACTGTCCATTGCTACATCCAGATTGTCTGCTTCTGCCCTCAGATCTGCTGCATTTCCTGTAACTGTCTCCCACATGTCATGGATGATTGCTGTTGTTCCCTGCCCCATGATCCGCTTGTCACATGCCTGTAAAATTGTAAAGGCGATGGAATGGCATCCGCCCATCACAATTCCCGTTTTATAGGATCCATGCTGCTGAAGCATGTTATAGATAGCCGTTCCCTGATCCACGCTTCCGCCATTGCTATTGAAATAGATCTTTATTTCATCTGTTTCTGGAATTGCATCCAAAAGCTCTTTAAAATGCTTCGCTGATGTCTCAGAATCGTCATACTGCCATGTATCCCAGTTAAACGGCCCAATCTTTCTAATCTCATCAAAAATAAAGATTTCATGCACATGATCCGTTTGCTGGAATCTATACACAACTTTTTTCTGTTCCATGTTCTTTTCCTTTCTACTGTTATTTACTGTTTAACGGACAGCTCCGAGATAATTGGATCACCTCCTACTGATCGCGTTTTCTATGCTGCATTACCATTTCCCTCCTCTCCGTAGTTCTTTGTCAGAGCTCTTGCCTGGCTGAATTCTGTATTTAAAAGTGGATAACCAACCATTCCACGAATTTCATCGTAATCAAATCCAATTCCTCGCAGTTTATCCAGATTGGTTGCACTGTCTACCACGTCCACATGTTTGAAACGTGCCAGCCATACCATAACTTTTTCATTCTTTGTGCAATAATCATTTTCGCCAACTATGTAAGCAGTCAACGTATCATTGATCACTTCCGCTACCGGACTAACAGCATAGGTTATGAATTCATTTGTGGCGTCAGATTTTTCTGTAATATTTCCGTTAAATACTGCTTCCGGAATGTCAAAAGCGTTTGCCACTTCATTACTGATTTGCAATGCCATTTTTGCCAGTTCTTCCGCCTTAGTCGCCGTGTTAATCTGTAACTGGTCAATCGCTACATTGTCAGTTTCCGTAAGCACAGCAAGCTCATCCGATTCCAATAGGTTCTTAATTTTTTTTACATATTGATCCTTTGTCATCTCTTTGTCTGTGCCATCTGCCTGTTTTTCTCTGAATGATAGCGTTGCTGTCCCAAGTTTTAATTTGAATCTCGGCATACTGGACATACGCATCATCGCATTAACAGCATCAAGCGTCCGATCATACTGTCCAACTACGTTTTGCAGATACAGGCGAATTCTTGCATTATCATATTTTAGGTGTATCACCTCTGATGATCGCTTTTTTTTCCAAATCGGATAGTTATGTCCGGCGCATGTTAGTGTTATATTGCTATATGTTCGCTCAGTCAGCACATTATTGCTAACATTCCAAGCTGATGCCAGATAATATTTACCACCTAACGGAATAATCAGCACTTCCTGTACCGTAAGAAGTTGTCTTACAACTTCCGTCCAAAACACAGTTCCGCACTCATGGTCATTAGGCTGTATATTCAGCCGATACTCCTGTTTATTTTTCTCTTTACTTTCTGTCTGTATCAAGATATCGGATTTAGCAATTGCCTTCGCAATCATCATAACTGCTTTTTCAATGGCCAACTTTGATAAATTCAACTTTTCCATATCCACCGCAATAATCTCAGCAAGAGACCGCATCTCCTTATCCCGTTGCCACAAAAATTTAAACATATTCTTCTCCTGTTAAATATATACGACCTGGACTTCCAGCTCATCTTTGCAGAACATTGCTACATCAAAAGCCATAAATCCATCATTTTTCCTTAGCTTCGGTTCAATTTTACCAAAACTCTTGTTTCCAAATTTATCTTCAGATACTCTTGTATTATTTGTATACCATCGCATGATTGCAGATGGTCCAAAGTTAATCATGCCCTGTGAGAACATCGACTGGATGAATGGTGCGATAATTCCAGTCACTGATGTTATCTTTCGAATCAGACGGACTATTCCATGTGGGTTCTTCTTGTCTTCTATTGTCAGCCCGCGTTCTTCGAATGCCTGTTTGAACAATGTGTACCGGTAAGTATCCATTGCAATCTTCTTGACCTCGTAGTATTTCATCTGTTCCATGCACCAGTCTGCGATCAGGTTCACATCAATCACCGGACCTGGAACAATCTCGAAGTCTTCAAATTCTGTCTGTCCTACATTTCTCAGTGGGAACTTTATGGAATCGATAAATGGAGAATCTGCACAGATCCATGTATGCTGTCTCCAAATCCACTCACCTTCATCAGTCTTAGTCAAAATACCGGCGGATGCAAAGTCTCGCACATCTGCATAGTCAATTCCAATGACTGCTGCCTGTCCTCGTGTATCCAATGTTATCCTTGGAATCTTGTGTTCCAACTCTTCCATTGTCCTACCTATATAGCAAGCTCGTAGGACATTCTGCCAGGTTGTGACCGTTTCCTCTTCTTTCCGCGCCGATCTGTCCATTCGCTTTGTTATGAACTCTGCACGCTTAGAAGGAATCTTCTTCATTTCCAAGTAATCATGCATGATCTGATTCGCAAGAATCGGCATATACTCCATAGATGGATTAGCCTTATGCCATGCCTCCGGATCATCCACTTCCTTCATATCATCGATCTCGCATATGAACGGGAAGTATCCCAGCAGATTTTCTCCCGTCTCCAGGATCTCAGCGCACATTGCTGATATCTCATCCAGTGGGCCGTCTCTCACATATCCGTCAGTCGTGATGATAAATTCTCGTGAATGCTTAACTTTACCAAAAGAGGATTCAAATACATTTATCTGATCGTAATTCTCATATGCGTGAATCTCGTTTAGCACCAGGCATCCAGTTCTTTTACCATCCTTTGTCTTTGCATTGGATGTGTTGTATCTCATTTCTGATCCGGTCACAAGGTTTGTTATCAGCTCTTTTGTTACGGAAAATTTTCCTTTGAACTTCTGGTTATCATGCAGCATATCATAAGCCACTTTGAATGTATCCTTCACCTGGCTCTCTGAGTTTGCCACAATTTCAACGTGGTAATTTTTCACTCCATATAACGGAGTCTGAAAGAAATTTACCAGCGGCACGATGAATCCATCTTTGCCATTTCCACGTCCTTCCTTGATGAAGAACTTTGAAAATACTGGAATGTCATCCACATACATAAATGCAAAGGCATAAATGAACTTTTGGAATGGAAATAGCTCATAGTAATTGGATTTACAATACTGTAAGCAATCCCTATATGTTTTCTCGTCAAAAAAAACATCGTCCCGCTTTAATATCGGCTTCACGATGTTTTCTATGAGCAATTTTCTTTTCTTGTTTATCCACTTCGGATGCTCTTCGGCATATTTGAGATAATAATCAATCTCTTTACAGATAACCATCTGTAGGATTCTCCGGCTCTGGTACCGGCTCTTTTAACTTCAGATCTGCCAGGATCTTCAGCATCGTAGCCGTTGTCTTTTGCAAATTGACCACTGATTCATTCGCCTTTTCTACAGTTACACCATTTCCATTTATCGTTTCATACCTTAGCCCTTTCGCCCTGATATCTGTGATTAATTTCTTTTTCAGCGACCAATAATACACATAATCATCAATCATGTCCATATAGAATTCCGCTTTCATCCCACGTAACTCCAACTGCCTTATCAATGACTCTTTCATGGCTTTTTGTGTCAATTTGCTCACCTCTTTTCACTCAAATCATGCCTTTTTTGCTGTTTTTATGCCCAAAATTACAGGCTTTTTACGCCTGTCTCTAAAAATTCTTTCTTATAGTAAATTTCCCAAAATACCACCCCTACCCTTTTCGCGCGAGATTTCAATTTTTCTCCAGAGTCATGGCTACATCCCCGTTCTTCATTCAGCAAAAATCGCAGAGAATTGACCGGGGGGTACTACCATCTCTCTTCGCTCGGAAGCTTCTTCTTTCTCGCGAACCTCTTCGGAGCTCTTCCATGTCTCAGGTTGTGGCACTGCGCACACAGGCTTATCAGGTTGTCATCATCAAGTCCAAGCTCCGGATGCTCCTTCAGCTCCTGGATGTGATGCACCTCTTCAGCTCCCCATATCTTCCGATCTCTTCCGATCAACTGTGTACCAGATACAGCTGCATCTTTTATTCTCCTTCGGCAGTCCTGGCACTCATAATGATCTCGATCCAATATCTGCATTCGCTTATGTTTCCATGCAGATGAGTTGTAAAATGCTTTCGCTTCTTTGTCTGTCATTGAATTCTTGCATCCTAACTGATTTCTTCTTAATGGATCATACAGGTATCGAACCTGTGACATTTCGCTTATGAGGCGAATGTTCTACCGCTGAACTCATGATCCGAATTTTATGTATTATAAAAGCACCCCGAAGGGTGCCTTTATAACATTATATTCCTTTTGCACTTTTTCCAATTAGATTCATCAATGCTTCTTGCAACACTCTTGAATAGTTAATACCAACTTTGTCGGCTTCAACACTCATCCAATATGGAATTGTACAATTCTTCTTTACAGCTCTGTTTTGCATCCGTTTTTTGTATTCCTCAAAGTCTACATCAACCAGAGTCAATATTCCATCAGAATAGTCAAAATCTTCATCTGCATCATCTTTTGCTTTTTGTAATGCAGTATTTTTGTCTGATGGCATTGGAAACTCAACATTATCTTCTAAATAATCCATTCCCTTTAAGCCGATTGCATCTCGTGCCATCTCCATTGCATCTGCTACACTTTTTCCTTCCGTATAGATCTCCATATCCGGGACATAGACTAAATAATCGCTGCCATACTCTTTAATCAGTACTGGATATGCTCCTTTCATTTTTTTTCCTCTCTTTCTTGCTGTTAGTTATACTAATCTAATCGATACTTTGACGCTAACAAATTATGCCCGAAAGCTCGGGGATTTATTTCAATCCCCATTTTTTCAGGATTTTTTTTGCTGTAATCTCATTGATTTCAGTATGTCTAGGAACTTGCTCTGTATCACTTCCACGTTTATATGTATCGTGATTCGCCCCATGTTCTTTAAACATAAATCCTGCGCCTTCGAGTTTCTTTATTAAATCGCGCCGTTTCACGTGTTCACCTCCGTGCTTTTTTCTTTATTATACGCCCTAAATGCGTATTTGTCAATACAAATGCGCCCTAAATGCGTATTTTTTTCAATAAAAAGGGCGACCTGTAACCAGATCGCCCATTCCCTATACACTTACCTAAGGGGAAACTCTTGAAGCATGAAAAAACTCCAATATCGAAAGCTCATCTTGTTTGCTTTTCGATGTTATCATAATACCACTGATTTTACTGAACTTCTATGAACTCTTTTGGAATTTCAAAATGTATCAGTGCTTTCCCATGTATTTTATGGATCCATCTTTCTGAATAAGACATTTTCTCCGCAATCTCCCACCAATCCATCCCACGGATATATCGGTAAAACAGCACATCTTTCTCATTTTCACTCCGTAGCCTTTTAATCTGCCGTACAATATTCTGGTATTCTACCATTCGCACATATCGTTCTCTTATCAGCTCCGATACCATACGGTCAAGCTCTGCAGCATAACCGGACAGATCTCCCTGACTGCTCCCGTGTGGCATCCCATCATTATTCATCGATGGGGAAATCTTCATAGATCGCAACTCTGCTATTTCCGCATTGATTCTATGTATCCGCCGGACATGATTTCTGTACTGTCTCAGATATTCCTTCTTTTTCTCATTTTCCGTCATTTCTTTTTCTTCGCTCTGCAATGGCATCCACCTCCGCTGTAATGTCATATTTCTTCGCCAGATATTCTGCAACACTCACACTCTGGTAAGCCGGTCTTTTGAATCTCTCCAACGCCTTTGCATCATGCCGGCTTTCCAGTTCCTCATAATGCTGCTGTCTATCCCTTCGCTGCTCTTTTCTGCTTCGTTTCTCCTGCAAATTATCACCTTCTATCCCTCATCACTCTAATATAGCCGGAATGCAAAACGCCCATAAGCACCATGCCGATCCAGTCCATTTCATTGCTATCAGAATGGTTATAGCTGTTATCATCCAGATACAAATCTTTTTTACCGCATACATTGTGTATTTATCCTCTTCCATTTATCCCTTATACCTTTCCGGAAGCGGCATCCACGCCACAACCTTATACGGTTCTCCCTGTTCATCGAACCAGACACCTGTCTGGGAATAATACAATGTTGTTGCCTTATCTGCTCCCTCGATCGTGACCAGAAACTCCGCTGCATATGCATGCCGGACATAAGCCTCAATAAATTCCCGTTGATCTGGGAGTCTTTCTGTTGTTGGAATCCATCCGTTACTCATTATTCTCTGCCTTTCTTCATGAAATCATGATAAATAATATTATCGGTTTCCTTCGGTTTTGCATCCTCCGATTTATCCCAAATATTCCCGATAACCTTCATCTTACACCTTTTTACATAATCTTCCGTTAATGGCATTGAATAGCAAAACGGTTCGCATTTGCTCAGAGCATCCGTCGGAATCGTTTCGTAGTGCCATCCAATTACACTGTCTATTACTTCTTCGCTTTCCACTTCTATGACGTTAAACTCTCCGAATACTGCTTTTACAAGATCAACCGGATTATCATGGCACATAAGGATATCATTCTCCCAGATCTTCTTTCCATTCTTATCCGTGAGTCCAGTGTACTGGCAGATCGTATCCGGATCAATCATGTATTCATAAGTCCCATCGTTTATGTAATCTTCACCAGAAAGAAATCCCTCTACCCATTTTCCCTCCATCCATTCATTTTCCGGTAGCGCATGGATATGCTTTGCCTTAAATAATATTTCTCTTTTCATCTGTGCTTCCTCCTTTCTTTCATGTACTTCAGAATTTCTTTTTTTATCATCTTTGCATACTTCGGATGATCACATCCAAACATGATACATCCATTGTATTCATCACCATTTCCGGGATCATCATGGTCTACACTTAGCCCGCATTTTCCCTGTAAACACTCTTCAACATCATGTTCTTTGCAATATTCTCCCATTGTCAGTAAGAAGTCTTCGATCTTAACTTTCATCCAGTCCACCTCGCTTCACTATTTCAATTGCCATATCTATAGCGTGCTCTTCACTCATATCTCCATCCCAACATTTATCGAGATATTGGCAATCTGCACACCCCTTATAATCGCAAGCTCCATCAAGCTTTAGCTGCTCTAAGTCAGAGACAACATTCTCCACGTCAAACACTGTCGGCTGGTTATCTACCAATTCGCAAAGTGCATTAGCTTTGTTCGGTGGATAATTGTTCAGGATTGCCATTCCTGCTATCTGTTTTTGAAATTCATCCGCATCAATCAGTCTCATCAATCTCACTCCAATCAAATTTACAACCACATTCGCCACAATAGTTGTTTCTGCTCTCTGTATCTGACATTACCTGTTTGCCACACAATGGACATTCGTAGTCGATATCTCCGTTCAGTTCGTCTAAGATAATCGGCTTTACTGGAATCTGCTTTTCCAACGCAACGAGAGCCATTCGCACAGCTGCATCATGCTTTCTTGCACTGATAGCTGCTTTCGGAACTTCTGTATGTATGTCTTTCTCCAATATCTCCATAGCTTCTTTAATTTTCATCTTTTTCTCCTTTATCTCAACTGATTCTTTTGCATTTCTTCGAAGATTTTCTTGCAACCTTTCTGTTGATCGAGTTCTTTCAGATGCTCAACACGGTTATTCCATATCTCAATAGCTTCCTCTTTGGAATTTGCTCCGTGTACCGCATAGCAATCTTCCTCGGACGTATCTATTGTTGTTCCATGTATTCCATCGTAGTGGCAGTATCTCGGACAGCCAGCCGACCATCCGAAATAAAATCCGTCTACTACATCTCTTGAAAGATATGCTTTCGTTCCACATCTAGGACATGGTTTTAATTCACTCATATCATTCTCCTTTATACGGCTTCAGCAACGGCATCCAGGCAACAATTGTTTTTGCCGTGTGTTCATAGATTCCTTGAAAGATTCCATTTCCCCAATTTAGATTCTTTTCTATCAGCATGATTGATCCTCCTACTTCCCACGCTTAATAATCTTCCGTTTCTTCCTGCTTCCAGTTCTCAGGAACGTACTCCGTTTCCCATTCTTCTTTTTCATCGCTGCATCAACTTCCTTGTAAGATCTGTCATGTCCTCATATTCACGCTCTTCAAAATTCTTAAACTTTCCCTGTTTCTCTGGCTGCTTCTTTGTTTTTGGCCTTCTCTTGCTTTGAACAGGATATAAATTCTTCCATCCACCAGCTGCAGCTTTATTCAAGATTGCTTTCTGTTCAGCCAGATCAGAAGAAAGCGATAGAAGATCTTCCCTCAAAGCGTTTACTTGCTCTTCAGAGATCTCTCCCCAGTTCTGTGATCGGACAAGGAGATAGAACTGAAAAGCTGATTCAAGGGAAGAATCGCTGAAAGCGCCCTTATATACATTACTTTTCTTTACTTTACTTTCCTTTCTATAAAGCGAATCCTCATTTGTCCCTTGCACATCATCATTTGTCGGTTGCACATCCGAAAATAAGCTGACTTTAACTAGACCTTTGCATTCTTCGGGTTTCAAAAGCCAATACTCACCATATACTGTTTTACTCCGCCGCTCGGATAGTACCGCCCAAAAACGACGCTGGATACCTCTACTGGTCAAGATTCCCCACCTGTCAAATAACCCTTTATCAAAAAGATCCACTTGCAGGCAGTAATCCACAGTCTCTTTTACTGTACCGGAACTGATGCCGCCGCCCATCCGCCTTGCTGTCGTTGCACAGTCGTCATAGCCCCATTCATAAAAATATCCATTTACTTTATATGCCCTTTGACACAAAAAGAAGTAGATCCCGAATCCCTTCCATCCTTTTGCATCAAGAAGTTTGTCTATCTTCTTATCGCCATCGAATATGTCAACCGACCATCCGGAATAATCAATTCCTTGCTTTGGTCGTCCTGCCACTTCTTACATTTCCTTCCTTTTTATCCGGTATACTCCTCAACTGTCACATCCAGCCCCTCTACCGCCGAATAACATTTCTTTGCCTGAACCAGTGCGATCTGCGTATCATCATGATAAGCAACCCCGTTCAGTGCATCTGCTACCACCTTCACAATATTGTCCATATCCGGTTTCTTCAGCGGCAGCTCTCTTCCCTCTAGCATATCAAGCTTTCTTTTCTTCGATACGCTCTTTGGCGGAAGATACCTTGCAATAATCCGGAGCGTCACAGGCTTTTCTCTTTCCAGGAACGCTCCCTTTGCCATCTGCAGATACCGATCTTTGATGAAGTTCTCATACAGAACCGTGTTCTCCGGCGTAGTGGAACAGTGCTTCTTTGTCGATACATTATAATACGTCCGCGCCCTGGCTTTTCCCTGCGGCTTGCCCGGAACTGTAAACATTACCGATGTCATTCCCTTTTTCCTTTCTGCCGGCACTTACACAACAGATGCTGCATAATGCCGGCCTGCTTTCTTGTTATCAGGTTACGTGTGATATATTATTTTTAAGGAGATGCTATTTTCTACGCGATAATCGTAATGTGGTACTTCTCAAGTTCCTCCGCCAGTTCATATGCCAGATAGTCTTTGATTTTCTTCATGGTTGCATTCTTCCATAAACCGCCGTCTGCTTCCACAAGCTTGAAGGATGGTCCACGGTCACTGTCCTGGATCCGGAATACATAACTGCTCTGTGGCTGCTCGATTTCTGCAAAGGTACGATACGGTCTGAGCTTCACCGGATTCGGTACGATCACATCCGTCTTATTTGCAATCCCGCTCTTGATCGTGGTTTTCTGGCTGACACCATCATCATCATAATTCGCCGTTGTTCCTGACTCGATATTTCCGGCAACCTGCTTCAGGACAGTCAGATCATCGGATTCAATGAAGTTTGCCTGCAGCTCGATCAGAAAACGTTCCTGATCATAATAACGGTCAAACCGGAATTCATTTACAATGGCATCTGCCCTCATAAGCTCCTCCCTGTTGCGTTCGTCCACCAGTCCGGAATACAATCTTACTTCTATCGGACTGATTACATGCAGAATCATGGTCTCCCGGAGTTCTTCCGGTTTCCCCTTGATATAGTCCACAATGGATGTCAGAGTGTTGACACTCAGGGAATCTGCCTTCGGGAAATAATGGTATCTTGTCAGATTTTTATTACAGTATGTATTACCGTTGATATCAAGCACCTTCGGCTCCATGCTGCCTTCTTTCAGATTTGTGATAAATTCAATTGCTTCTTTTAATCCTTCCATCGTTTTTACTCCTCCTATGCCTGTTTTGCTGTTCTTAAATCAATGACTTTGCCTGCGTGTTCCGGAACTGAATCCGCCACAACTTCTCCAGTAGCTTTATCAATTACTTTTCCATCTACCACTGTAGTTCCTGCTTCTGGTACAACTCCCGGAACGTCCTGTACAGACATCTGTCCTGGAATCTGGTTGCCGATCTCGACTGCTTCCACTTCGCCGGTGCGGAGATCTTTTCCCATGCTCAATGCAGTGACTGCTCCGAGTGCCGGTGCAAGGGTTGTCTTCGTCTGAACTCCGGTTGCAATGAAGTTTCTTTCCTGATTCGGCTTAAATGCAATCGTTACCGTAATCTTTCTCGCTGTGCCGGCATCCGTGTTCGGATCCTGGATGTTCTTCGTAACCTCTTCGATCGCCCGGTTTACCTGTGCGGTAAATGCTCCGTTTGCAAATGTTTCTAAGTTAATGTGCTGCATAATTCTTTTTCCCCTTTCTTAAATCTATCCAAAAAATGATGCCTCAATACCCTTCGGGTCCGGCTGCTGTGTTCCTGGCGCTGCCGGCTGGTCTTCCTGGACCTCATTCAGCTCCTGATCGGATACCACTCCATCATCTTCCGCCTTCGCTGCATCCACATAGTCTGTCTTTCCGTCCTCATGGATCACTGCCATATCCTTGTCAATAGCATTCTGGAGATCAATACTCATGATTCCCCATTTGCTGATCAGCTGACGGAGCATGGTTTTCAGTGCCATTCCGTCAAAATCCTTAAACCAGAATGAAGAATACTTCCACATATCCTTTTCCGGAATCTTGCCCTGTTCCAGTAATTCCAGAGATTTTGCTCCACCGTTTTTGTAAAACGCAAAAGAATACTTCTCAGCGTGTGCAAGCATTTTCTTCTTTGACCAGTACAAGGTCTTCCGGAAACCATTCTCATACTCGAACATTGCGAAGTATCCCATGGTCGGAGCTTCCTCCCGGAGGATATCATCCTCGATCAGATTAACCTCCACTTCTTCATCCAGAGGATCATACCGGACAAGCTCCCCTTCTTTGATTGCAAGCACATTGAGCTTTTTGTAGTAACCGGAACGGATTGCCAGCTGAATATACCCTTTATACCCAAGCTGGAACTGTGCTTCCTTGCAGCCTTTCTTCTTATTATCGAACGGGACCATATAAAACTGACCAAGCTGCGGGGACGGTGAAAGATTCAGCGCTTCTCCGAGTAATGCAGCATTTACAATACTAGGACTTGTACACTCCTGTAATGCCGGTGTGCTCTGCACCGCACTTACGATACTGGAAATAAATCTTGTCCCGTTCTTTCCACCAACGACCTGATTGATCTGCTTCTTTACCGCATCGTTCTGCAGATAAACCGACAACTTCATTGACTGATCCTGTCTTGCCAGACTGTTCTGTACTGCCATGTCTTATTCCACCTTTCCGAATCGAATCTGATTCTTTAACATATATTCACGGAGCGCCATGATCTGCTCCCTGGTTCCCCATACACGGAAGTCAAGCTGGAATACCGGTTCTTCCTCTTCCGGAATTGAAGCTGTTTCCTCTGCCGAAGCTTCCGGTACAGATCCGGATGCTGTTTCCTTCTCTGCTGCAGGTTCTTCCTTTTGTTCAGCTGCAGTCTGCTGCTTCGCTGCCTCTTCCGCTTCCCTTGCTTTCCGCTCTGCCTCCATGCGTTCTGCTTCCAGCTTTCTCTTCTGGATATCGGCAAGCCTCTGTCCTTCCTGGATTGCCTGGTTCATGTCCAGTGTCTTCCGGTAAACTTCCATTGCTTCAAACTTAAACTCCGGAAGCTTGCTGATCGTTACCACATCCGTACCAATCTGGTACATCCGGCTCTTCATCTGCTCTTCAATCTTTGGCAGCGTAACTGTTGCATTCAGCCACTTTTCATCCCAGATCATGTCCAGCTTCACAAAGCTCTGGAATCCGATGGACGCAAACAGTTCTTCAATCTCTTCCCGTTTTGCAGCCTTGCGGCGCTCATCAAGCTCCTTGATCTGAGAGTCAATCAGTCCGATCGGTTCATCGATCAGAGCTGTGATTTCCTTGACCTGCTGCTCAAACTTGGTGTACGGTTCCATGCAGATCTTCTTGACACGCTTCCGTTCGTCCTCGAAAGCTTTTTTCAGCTTGTTCAGATCTGCCCGATCCGCTTTCATGTCCTTGAGCGAATCTTCTGTGTAGGCAATCGTCTTGTAATCCTTTACCTTCTCGGCAATCGCAGCCTTTAATTCCTCGTTGTTCCACAGGATCTGCTCTGTAAGCCAATCCTCCTGCGTATTTGTGATCCGTAATTCCATACGCTCCTCCTTCTTTTTTAGATCTCTGGAAGTATCAGTGGCGGTTTCCGTCCGCTTTCCACATACTTCCAAAACTTGATTTCTTCCTCCTGCAGATAATCCAGATCAGCCTGGACTTCTGCTCTTTCAATAAAATAATGTTTTACCTGTGTCCGGACGTCTGTTCCCCAGTTGCTCCGCAAATGCGCCCGGAGGACAACAAACTCATATCCGGTAACAAGCAGATAATGCAGCACCTGGATATAATAGTTATCCGGGATCCGGTCCTTCCATTTCTCATACTGCATGGACTGCAGGATGTTCGTGGTCTTAATTTCCAGAATCCCTTTCCGGCCGTCCTGATCAACCAACTCCCCATCCAAAGAAGCCTGCATGAACGGATACTCCAGACTCTGCAAGATCCGGAATTCATGGTGCGCAACCTGATACTGTGGATAATCCAGGCGGAACAGCTCCCTGATGAACTGCTCCGCCTCTTTCCCATAGATTACATAAGGCTTTTCTGAAATGTCTGGTGCAAACCTTCTGCCGGTCTTTTCTTCAAACAGCTCAATGTTTGTTTTGTATGGGTTCTTTCCAACCACAGCACTTGCATCACTTCCGCCGATTCCGTTTAACCGCCCCTTCAGCCAGGCTTTTTCATCTTCAAAATCATAGATTTTATAAGGTTCCATCTTTTCCTCACGCTTTTCATATGATGATATATGTATGTTCTGTTCCGTCTATATGCTGTTCTGCCACTTCTACCGCTTCCTCGTAATAGCCGAATAATCCGTAGATCCACCCATCAGAGCACCGAATAATCAATGGTTTCTTTCCCATCATTACACCCCCTTTAGGTACACATCTTCCTCTAAAGTGGCATATGTTTCAAAAGTATCATCATGGCTTTTCCTGCTATATCCATCGCTTCCTTTGCAACCTCTTCATTTGTTAAAAGTCCAAGTCTTACCGCATGACTAATCAAATCTTTTGCTTGATCTTCGTTGAGTTCGTCTTTCTCCACTATCGTTGTTTTAACGCTCCGGACAGCAATTGATAGATCTGTCATCATACCAGGCACTCCCTCTGATGTTTTGATTTCACATACTCCATTTTCAACTTTGATCATTGACTTTCTCCTCCGATTTTCCTATAATTTAGTTGAGTTTTTTGTTATGTGCGCCACTGGAAGCTGCAACTTCCGGGCGCACTTTTATTGTTTTTACGCCTTTATCATCCAGGCAATCTGCGAAATTCTTTAAATATGCAATTGCCATCCGTTTGTGGTAATCCGCAGTCTTGTCTACTCTTTCCAGAGATTCAAGTGTTTCGATCATCTTGTCGATCTCTCCCACTCGGATGCTCTTACGCTGCTTCTCTTCTGGCATGCTCCCTCGCCTCCCTTATTTTCCTTTTCCGGTACTGCCATTCCCGTATCCGGAAATATTCCAGTGCAAATGCTCCGGTAGTAAATGTTGTGATTCCAAGTGCTGCATATAAATAAAACAGCTCCTGACTTTTCACTGAGCACGCACCAGCCATCATCAAGATTCCGGTAATGCTTGCCGTTACGCTGAGCGCCTTTGCGATCTTATAAAACATTTTTTCATCCCTCCTTTGCTTGTCCAACTGGTACCGCTTACGCGGTTTTCTCAATGGTATATGTAATTTTCACTTTTTCCTGTTCTTCCAATAAAGAAATCATCACCTGTATGATTTTTTCGATATCGGGTTTCATGCTTACCACCTACTTTCTATTGAAGTTTATGCGGTGCTGGTTGTACTTGTTGATTTGTCCTATCGAATAAAGTATTTATGTATAAAATTAAAAATAAGCTTTAGGTGCGCATTCTCATTGATTTTTTCCAACATCTCATAAATACATTTTTTGTACTCATCATTATTCACTGCAATCACCTGCACAATATTCCTTTATAAACATACAAATCTCTTTAACCTTTTCTTCGTCTTCTCTCTGCAGACAGTTATTGATATAAATAATGTCTTCACTTTTATCACTTGTCTGCTGTTCTAACTTTCCTCTTTTTTCCAATGCTTTATATAAAATTGCATATATCTGTCGTAAAATTCTCATGTCATTTTCTCGATCATTTAATTTGTGAAGCATTCTAAAAATTTCATTCTTATAATGGTTCATTTTTTCTCCTCCCCGTTTCTATCGCATATGGCTCGCTTACCGTAACCATCGCATCTAAAAAGCAAATGTCAATTGCAACACCATGTTTGTTGGCAAATTTGAGAATTACCACTTCACCTCCTTCGTTTATTGTTGCATCTTCAACATCCACAACCTTAAATCCTATAAGTGGAAAGAAAATATCTTTTTCTCCCGTATATTCACAAGTTCTAATTTTTTCCATTTTTATATGTCCTCCATAAACATTTGATTATTACAGTCCCGAATCATAATCCTTGTATTTGTACACGGCTGCCAATTCTTTACATACTGCACAGCTTCATCGAATTTCTTTTTTGGAACATTATTTCTCGCATTGACATTAAAGTAATGCTTCAAATCTCTGTTGCATTCCGCAAATACCTTTTTACTGATTTCTTTATAGGCATTACTTTCTTTCCCGCCAAGTGCATCAATAACCACTTTGCTGACTATATCGCCAAGTACCATCTGCTGACCGTAATCAATTGTCATATTCTGCTCAAGATCAGCGATTCTGTCTTCGTGGTTATCGATCATACCAAGCTGAATACGCAACATCTCCTGTGGTGTAAGCGGCTTCTGATAAGAACCAGTCTTTCTGATAGCTGGAAGCACCTCGCTTGTCACCCAGCGCTTAAATCTCTTAGCTGACTCCAGCTTACTTCCGAAGATTAAAGCATATAAGCCAGACTCGTTGATGACCGTTACTTCTCTTCTCTGACCTGCGTACTCGATTTGGGTACTCAGCTTATCTTCCTCACTTACATGAGTTGGAACTGCATTTTTAGGATTTGCATAACCAAGTGCTGTTGCCACGTCTTTTCCTACAAAATAGATTTCGTTATTAAGTTGTACCGTTCGGATATCACCGAACTCTTCTGAATTGAAAATTTGTAATTCTTTCATTTACGCCTCCTTTAGTATCTTTAAAAGTTACTCATGTGCAAAAAAAATAGGCATTGGATCATCTATATGTAGTTCATCAATCATAATTTGAATCTCATCACTACCAAAAACACCATTTTTCATCTTTTCATAAAATGTTTTTGGTGTAACACCTATCATTTTGGCAACATCTGTTTGAGATAATCCATTTTTAGCAATTATCCCTCTCAGTTCATTTGTCTTTATCACACTTCCACCTCCGTATCTTTTTAAGTTACTCTTAGTATATCACATTTCGGTAACTTGTCAAGATATTTTTTATTGCAATTACAACATTTTTGTGCTATTATAAAGTTACTTCATAAAGGAGGAACTAAACATGACTGTTGGTGAACGTATAAAAGAAATTAGGAACAAACTAGGAATGAGTCAGGTTGATTTTGCTGACAAAATAAATGTATCCAAACAAACACTATATAAGTATGAAAATAATATCATTACAAATATTCCCTCTGACAAAATAGAGGCTGCTGCTCATCTCGGCAACGTTTCTCCAGCGTATCTGATGGGATGGACTGTTAGTGATGGTGATATTGCAAATGCTTTTATCAATGATAATTTGGAAGATATAATTGATAGCATAAAAGATTTTTCACCTTCCGAAAAAGAACATTTTAAAAATTATTTACACTTACACGAAATAAACCGAAAGGATATTGACAAATACACTACTCAGTTGCTATCACTTCAGGAAATGCAAACAAGTCCACAACTTAATGCTGCGCACACACGTACAGATATAAATATTCCTGAAGGAACAGATACATCAGATAATGATGTTATGGATGATGATAATTTTTAAGGAGATAATTTATGGGATTTTTCAATTTTTTCAAAAAAGAAGTACCAAAGCCAAAACCTACTGTTCCCGCTGTTAAAACTGTGACTGTCGAAGATATGAAGCTCTTCCCTAATATAGGATATGATTTTACAAACATTAAAGTTTATAAACATACTCCTAATTCCGATCCGTGTTATCTCATTGAAGGAATAAATCTTAATAAGGCAAGAGAGGACTTGAAAAAAATCAATAGTATAATCAAAGAACATGCCAAAACGGATAAAATTTTTTCTCGTTTCAGTATTGATGTTGCAACTGCTCGATTTTCATCTGAAGGCATGAAATCTGGACACGATGACTTTTGCTGTTTGTTTTGTTCTCCTACTACCAAGAGTGGTAAACCCGCTAAATTTCCTCTAAGTATGAGAATTGCCCCATTATCTTCGGATGAGGTTTGGAAACGCGAATCTTCAAAAACAGGGAAAACTATACATGGACGGATATATTATCTTGCGGATGGTAGTATTGGCAAAGTCGAAATCTATTGTTGGCAGGGCGGTAATGGATATTTTATAAAAGAAAATTATACTTTGAAAAAGAAAAATTGATTATTTTTCTGTATATTACATTGATCTTTAGGGGGGTGTTAGCAATAAACACTTATGAAGCACTTTTAGATGAGGCCAGCGATATTGGTCTCACGGTAAAAGAAAAACCTCTAAAATATAATAATGGTCGAATCAAAGGTAGTCGGATTGCAATCCGGCAGGATATTACTACAACCACAGAAAAATCCTGTGTCCTTGCCGAAGAACTCGGACACCACTACACTTCCGTTGGCAATATTCTTGACATGACATCTGCTGCCAACCGAAAACAGGAACGTCAGGCAAGACTCTGGGCGTACAACAAGCAAATCGGTCTGATCGGACTGGTGCGAGCCTTTGAGCATGGCTGCCAGAACCGGTTTGAGATTGCAGAATACCTGGAAGTGACAGAAGAATTTCTGGAAGAATGTATTGAATGTTACCGGAATAAGTACGGGATTTGTAAACGGGTAGATAATTATGTGGTGTATTTTATACCACAGTTATCGGTGATGAAATTGGTATAACCGCATATGCGATTATATAGAAACACTTTATATGAGGAGGAAAAATTATGAAAAAGAAACTTGTAGCATTGATTCTGATCGGAAGCATGGCACTGTCATTTACAGCCTGCGGCAATAGCTCCGATTCATCAAAAGGAACAAAAGAATCATCCAAGAAGACAGAAGCATCTGCAGAAACTCCAAAAGAGGAAGTAAAGGAAGAAGTCAAAGATCCTGTTGTGCTTACTGGAAAATGGGAGTACAAAGATGATGACGGTACTTGGATGCAGGCAGATATTACAGAAGATACCATCACAATAAACTGGATTATGGATGAGGGGAATACAACTGCTGTTTACTGGGTTGGAACCTATACTGCTCCTACAGAATATTCTGAAGAATATACTTGGACATCTACCAGAGACAAAGAAGCAACCGATTCCGCTCTTCTCGCCTCTCTGGACGATACAAAAGAGTTTTCTTATTCCGATTCAAGCAAGCAGATTACCTATCAGGTAACAGTTTCCGGAATAACAAAAACTATAACCCTTGATCAGATAGAATAATATAAATAAAAGAACCGCTCCTGCGCCAACAGGAACGGTCGAGCGATGGAAACATACGCCAATATGTTTCTCTATTAAGTACTCCGAAGAGATACCCAATTTCCAAATAATATTGTATCATCTTCGGAACAGCCACGCAAGAGAACAAAAGTTCTCTGGCTGTTATTTTTATACTCATTTTTACGTATATTGAAGAGAAAGGTGATATAATATGCCAAGTAAAATTGAACGCTGCGCCATTTACATCCGTGTGTCTACCGCTGAACAGATGATGCATGGTAAATCCTTGGAAGCACAAAAGCAGTACCTGACCAATTACGCCAAAGAACATAATATGACCGTTGCTGGAGTTTATGCTGACGAGGGTAAAACTGCCCGTAAAGAATTAAAAAAGAGAAAAGCTATCCATTCACTCCTCGAAGATGTAAAAGCCGGAAAAATTGATGTGATCATCTTCTGGCGGATTGACAGATGGTTCCGTAACCTGTCTGATTTTTACAAGGTACAGGAAGTCTTGGACGATAATAACGTCCATTGGATCAGCACCAGTGAACCTGGAATCAATATGGAAACCAGAGACGGTCGACTGCAGCTGAATGTAGTTCTATCTATCGGCCAGAATGAGGTCGATACCACCAGCGAACGTATCAAATTCGTAAACGAAGCATCTATCCGGCAGGGAAAACTGATCTTCGGTGATGTGAATATGGGGTACGGCTACAAATCTGGAATCATTGACGGCGTAAAACGCATGGTAAAAGATCCTGATCGAGAAGATGCCGTAAATGCTTTTTATCGTTTTTTCTTTAAGCACCATGCAAAAGGGCTTTCCATGCGCTATATTCAGGAAAATTATGATCCGGATTTTACATGGGCGAATATGCGAACACTGCTGTCGAGTGAATTTTACAAAGGAACCTATCGCGGGATTCCATACTGTCCTGCTTACCTGACAGAATCCGAATGGAATAATCTGCAGGAAATACAGAACGCAAATGTTAAGCGTGCTCCTTCTGGCCGGATTTATCTTTTCAGCGGCATGATAAATTGTCCGATTTGTGGACGCAGGCTTAGCGCAAGAGGCGGTTCGTCCATTATCAACAGGAAAACCGGTGCCAAAAAAGTATACTGCTATTACCGATGCAACAAAGCTTTTATTGATCACAAATGTACATACAAGCACATGGTAAGTCAAAATCTCATAGAACAATACCTGATTGATCATCTGGAATACGAATACAATAAATTTAAAATAAAATGTGAAAAAATTGAAAAGGAACAAGAAAAAAAGAAGAAAATTCAGACTCCTGAAAAGCTCCAGAAAGAATTAGAACGATTAAATCTTCTCTTCCAGAAAGGAAGAATCGAATGGGATTATTACAGCAAAGAATATGATCGGATTGAAAACGAACTGAATGAATTGTTAAATGCGGCTCCGGAATTAGAACCTGATTATGCTTATCTGGAAGAGCTGCTGAATACAGACTTTAGAACAATGTACTACAATTTAACCCAAGAAAACCGCAGAGCCTTCTGGCATTCTATTATCCGGGAGATTCACCTGAATACTGATCATACCGTTGACTCTGTTGATTTCTTATAGCGTCTTGTACTAACTGGTTGACTCCGTTTGGGGCGGATAAAGTT